CAGTCATAGATGGGCGCGTCCTCAGCCGCCGAGTGGCAGACCGGCACCGCCGGCTGTTCCGCCGGCTGGGAGAGCACCGCGCCCAGGCCGGCGCCAAGCACCGCGGACAGCGCCAGTACGGGCAGTCGTGTTCTGAGGCCGTTCACCGGTCGTACCCCGTCCACCGCTCCGGCAGCGGCCGTGCCACCGCACGTGCCGCCGCGCACCGCACTGTGTCCGCCGCACGCCACGCGGAGCGCTCCGACGCCTCCGCTGGCCACTCCGCGGCCTGCTCCAGCGCGTACCGGTCACCAGCCAGGGCCAGCGCCACGAGCTCGTCCGCCGGCTCGGTGACCGGCCGCGGGGTGAGCAGCACCGCCCGCCGGTACGCGCTCGCGTCCCGTTGCGCCTGCTCCCGGGTGTAGGTCATGACAGGTCACCGCGAAACGGGCTGATGTCGCCGGAGCGGACCGCAGCGCTGACGACGTCGCTCGTCAGCGGCCGTGACCACGCGGCCGGCAGGAAGCCGCCGGAGGTCAGCCACCGGTCCAGCGCGTCGAAGTGCTCGGCCAGGTCGTCGAGCATGACCGCGTTCCTGCCGTGGGCGAAGTAGTCGGCTACGGCCTCGCGGAGCGTGCCCAGCGCGGTGTCCGGGTCCACGTCGCTCACTCCCCCACGCTCAGCGAGCCGGCCGCGGGCAGGCTGGCCGCGGTGCGGAGCATGTCCTGCTCCGCCCACTCGCGGCGCTGCTCGGCCATCACCGCGTGGTCGGCCGCGGACTGGGCCAGCTCCGCCTCCAGGTTCCGCAGGCTCTCGTCCCTGTCGCTCATCTCTCCGCACCTTCCCTCTCACCGGTACTCGGTAGCTGCTGTCGGGTACACGTTAGCACTGCTACCGGTACGCGCAAGGGGCTAGCGGAAACTCGTGGTAAGCCCGCCGGGGCAGCCACCCGGCACTGGCACGCGGACAGAGGGAACCGCGCAGGCCAGCGCGCTGCTACTACGCTGGCAGCGTAGTAGCATGCTAGCCGCTGGGCAGAGCCGTCCCACCGTCCAGGACCTCCCCCAGGACACCGAGGGCAGGCCGCCCGCGTGAAGCCCCTGGCCAGCCGCCCGCACCGGCAGGCCAGGGGCTCGCCGCCCAGCCGCCAAGCCACCCCCAGGAGCGCAGCCCCCGAAAGGGAAGCGCCCACCCTGTACCGCACCACGCGCACCACGCCGCGGGCACCGCGGCACAGCCCACCCACCAGGCCAGGAACGTAGAGTCGCCACCTGCTTTCGTTGCGTAACGGAAGCCTTCGTCCGGCCTGTCTATGCCGCCGTGGTAAGGCGGTAGCGCACGGGCACGTCCGGGCGTGGGCAGGGCCGCTGACCTGCGCGGATACGCGGGCTGGCGTGCGGGCGTGGGCTGGGAGGCGTCACGGGAGGCGTCGGCAGGGACCGGCGCAGGCTCGGCATCGACCCGGGGTTGCTTGCGCGCGCGCCGGTGAAGTTGTACGTACTTCGTCTCGGGTGTGGCGGGAAACTCTGGGCCTACCGTGCCCCTTGGTGGTCCCACCGCAGGCCGTGTAGGGTCTTGGGTGTGGTGCAGGTGAAGGTGTCGTTGGGTGAGGGGCTGTTGGCTCGGTTGGATGAGCGGGCGGCGGTGGAATCGCGTTCGCGTTCGCAGACGGCGGCTTTGCTGATCGAGCGGGGGCTGTCGGCGCCTGTGGGGTTTGTGTTTCCTGGGCCGGTGTCTTCAGGTGCGGTGTTGGCTGGTGCTGAGGTGGCCGAGGCGGGGTCGCCGGTTGCTGCGGGGTCGCCGGAGCCGTCTCGGCCGGCGCGGGTGTTCTACGAGGCGAGGCCGGGGACGCTGGTGTGCCGGCGCTGTGGGCGGCCGAGGGTGGCGCATGTGGGTGGGCGGTGCCCGAGTGGCTGAGCTGGACCTGGATGGTGTGCTGGGGCCGATGCGGGCGGCTGGGTTGTCGGATGAGGAGATTGTGGCTGTGCTGGCCCGCCGGTCGGGGCTGGTTGTGCCGGGAGTCGCCCGGCGTGCTGCCGGCGTGCTGCCGGCGGCGGAGGGCTCCCGAGCTGGCGGGGGTGTGCCCGCGGCTGCTGGCGTGGAGGGTGAGCCGCCGCCGGGCAGTGTGTGGTGTGACCCGTCGGGCGGGGTGTGGGTGCGGGGCTTGGGCGACGGGCTGTGGTCGTCGGGGTCGGACCGGGAGGGGAACCCGGAGCCGGGCCGGGCGTGGGCGCTTGTTCCGCGGGGGCCGGGGAGCCGGCTGGTGTCGAGCCCGCCGGCGGAGTGGTCGGGGCCGCTGGTGGAGACGTCGGTGAGTTTGGAGCTGCCGGTGCAGGTGGCCCGGGAGGTGGGCGGCAAGGTGGTGCGGGAGTTGGTGCCGGAGACGGTGACGGTGACGCAGGTGGGCCGGGCCGGTGGCTAGGGACGAGCGCCGGTGGACGGGCTGGCTGTTTGTCGCGCTGCTGCCGGTTGTGGCGCTTGCGGTCAACTGGGTGCAGCAGCGTCCGACGGGGCCGCCGGGTGCGGTGCCGGCTGCGCAGGTGCAGAAGCTGGCTGCCGAGCATGGCTGCGTGCCGGTGTCGTCGTGGGCGGCGGGGCCGGCCGCTGAGCTGGCCGGTGGGCCGGTGGTGGCGGGGGCGATTGTCGCGACCCAGGTGCAGGACAGCCGGCACCTGGTGGCGTGGGTGCCGGCGTCGGAGGCGTTCGGCCGCTGGGAGCCTGACTCCGCCGACGGCCGCCGGCACAGCGGCTGGTACACGGTGCAGTGGTGCGTCCGCTGAGGACCGCGCTGGTCGGTGTGCCCATTGCCGCGGTGTTTGCCACCGGCGGGACGGCAGTCTGGGCGCTGTCCCGGCAGGGCTCCCCGTCGGCTGCGCTGGTGGTGCGTACGGTGGAGATGGTAGCGGCGCCGCATGCCGAGCAGGCTGTTCCCGACGCTGACGTCACGGTGTCGTCCCCGATGGGTGAGGAGCAGCGGGCGATGGAGCGGCTACCGGTGCAGCGGACGCTGCGGCTTCCCTCCGGCTCGTTGGTGTGGCTGCGTGTGGCGAGCCACAGTGCGAGCGGTGGCCGCTGCTGGATTGCCGTGGACGGCCAGCGGGTGAGCGAAGTGGATGCTCCTGGCGGTGTCGCCACCTGCCGTGCTCGTGTGCCGTAAGCGGCCGGACGTCTGAGGCGTTCCGGCGCCCCGCTCAGGTAGGTGCGGGGGGTGAGCCATGCCCCCTGCACGCCGTGCGCCCGCGCGCCGCCCGGTGCCGCGGGCTGTCCGCACGGCCCGGTCGCTGGCCCGGCCTTCGACGTCGAAGCGGCTGCCGAAGGCCGACGCGCAGGCCCGGGCGCTGGAGATGCTCCGCAACGGGGCGAAAATCCGGGATGCGATGCGGGCGGTGGGCCGGTCGGAGGCGCTGTACCGGGACTGGATGTGCGAGGCGGGGTTCAACGCGGAGGTGAAGTTCCTGCGCGGGGTCCGCCGCCGGGCCAGGGACACCTCGGCGCGGGTGCCGGTGCCGGACTTCCCCGAGTTCTGCGAGCGCTACCTGTACCAGCCGCTGCCGCTGCAGCACCTGCGGGTGTGGGACGTGCTGTGCGGCCGGCCGCCGCGGGACATGCACCCGTCGATCCGCTACCACTCCGGCCGGGCCAACTACCTGCTGTCCAACATGCCGCCGGAGCACGCGAAGACGACGGTGTGGACGGTCAACTACCCGGTGTGGCGGCTGTGCGGGAACCCGGACCTGCAGGCCGTGGTCCTGTCCAAGTCGCTGACCATGGCCAGGCGGTACCTGCATGCAATCAAGTCCCGGCTCACCGGCCCGCGGTGGCGGGAGATGCAGCTGCTGTTCGCCCCGGAAGGCGGGTGGCGGGACCCGGACGGCAGCTGGACGAAGACCGAGATCTACGTGGCGGGGAAGACCGGTGAGGACAAGGACCCGAGCATTCAGGCTCTCGGCTGGACCGGGCACATTCAGGGCGCCCGGCTGCAGCTGGTCGTCATCGACGACATGCAGGACCTGAAGTCGGCGGGGCAGTGGCCCCGGATGCTGGACTACATCTCCCAGGACGTGGACACACGGCTGTCCGACGACGGAATCCTGCTGTACAACCAGACCCGGGTGGCCGCCGACGACGTCAGCAAGCACCTGCGGGACGACCTGGTGGAGTACGACGGCACCCCGGTGTTCACCTACCTGGCGCAGCCGGCGGTGCTGGACTACGCGGAGACCGCGCAGCAGTGGGTGACGCTGTGGCCGGAGCGCTGGGACGGGCCGAAGCTGGCGCGTAAGCGGGCCATGTCCCGGGACGAGCGGCGGTGGGCGCTGGTGTTCCAGCAGGCCGACGTCGAAGAGGACGCGGTGTTCCCGCCGCAGGCGCTGCAGTGCGCGGTCAACCGCCGGCGGGTGCCGGGTGCGCTGACCGCGGAAGGCTGGGGGACCCGCCCGGAGGGCATGGACGGCCTGTACGTGGTGGGTGGGCTGGACCCGGCGACGGTGGGGCACACCGCGGCGCTGGTGGTCGGGGTGGACCGGCGCACGAAGAAGCGGTACCTGCTGGACGGGTTCGACAAGCCCGGGTGCTCCCCGGCGGAGCTGATGGACCGGGTGAAGGAGCTGACCACGCGGCTTTCGGTGCGGACGTGGGTGGTGGAGCGCAACGCCTTCCAGCGGTTCCTCACCCAGCTCGACGAGTTCCGGCTGTGGATGTACTCCCGGCACGTTCGGCTGCGGGAGCACTACACGGTGGAGCAGAACAAGTTCGACGACCAGTTCGGGGTGGCGGCCATGGCCGGGCTGTTCCTGTCCTGCGGGACCGACCGCGGCGACGGGTCGGGGCGGTGGGACCGCACCCCGGACTCGGCGCTAATCGAGCTGCCCAACCCGGCGCTGTCCAGGGTGACGTCGCTGCTGCTGGAGCAGCTGGCCACCTGGCACCCGACGGAGATGCGGCAGCGGCAGACTGACGACCTGGTGATGGCGCTGTGGTTCGCCGAGATAGAGATCCGCTCCCACCTGGGGGCGGGGCGGCCGAAGGCGCAGTTCCTCCAGTCGGTGGGGGCCACCTTCGACGACCTGGAGTCCCGGCGGGTGGTGAACCTGAACGAGCTGGCGGAGAAGCGCATGGCCGGGCAGGTGGGGGCGTGATGGATGACCTGCCGTGGGCGCGCCCGTGGCAGCGCCGCTGCCGGGCGGTGCGGGAGCCGAAGCCGGA